GAGCAACAGATGCTCACAGGTTTTAAAGGATATCTTAAGGGAGGATTGTATGGTTTTTACGAGGACCTAACCGATAAGCCCTACGTGATTGACAAGTGTAGAGGATGGAATTCCGAATGGGAATTCATCAATGCTTTCGATCCCAACCCCAAGATGATCTGTATGATCAGAGACATCAGAGCAGTATACGCTTCTTTAGAAAAGAAATTCCGTAAAAACCCTCTAATTGATCACCACCTAGCCAATTGGGGTAACCTAACAGGAACTACCACTGATAAGAGAATAGAGGTATGGTCAGCAAATCCTCCAATCGGTCCTTCAATGGATCGTATCTATCAGGTACTGGTTCAAGGTCTCCATAAAAATATCTTGTTTGTTAAGTTTGAAGACTTGTCGGCAAACCCAACCCAGGAGATGGAACGTATCTATGAATATTTAGAGCTCCCTTACTACCAACACGATTTTAAAAACATCAAACAGGTAACCCACGAGGACGATCGGTGGTACGGGATTTTCGGAGACCATATCATCCGTCAAGAACTTAAACCAGTACGAAGTGATTATTTAGAGGTACTAGGACCAAATGCGGTTAAGCTTATTGAAAACCACTACGCTTGGTTCTTTAACGATTTTAGTTACCCGATATGAAAGTAGGATACCAAACCACAGTAGATAAACAATACCAATCAATCCAAGCAGACGGATTAAACGCATCACCCGTTTTAATATCGGTTGCTCAAAAAAAAGATAATATGGAAAAATATATAGTATGGCACATTGAAGGGGGATTAGGCAAAAACGTAGCCGCTACTGCTCTCCTACCTTCTTTAGCTAAAAAATACAAGGACAGAAAGATCGTCGTAGTAGCATCTTACCCTGAAGTATTTCTAAACCACCCCGATGTTTTTAGGGTATACCGAGTAGGTATGACTGCTTACTTCTATGAGGACTTTATTTTAGGTAAAGATACTCTAGTATTCCGCCATGAGCCGTACTTTCAAACAGGCCATATCTTGAAGCAAAAACATCTAGTGGAAAACTGGGCAGATCTATTAGGGGTAGAATATACTAAGCAACTTCCGGACCTACATTTTAATATGATCCAGAAAAACTTCCAATACAGTTGGAAACGCGATAAACCAGTTTTACTGCTTCAAACAAACGGAGGTTTGTTTAGTGGCCAGCAACACGGATATTCATGGACCCGCGACATCCCCATTGAACTAGCAGCAGATATTGCTGAAAAAGTATCTAAAAAATATCATATCATTCAACTAACCCGCGAAAACACCCCGGTTTTACCAGGTGTTGAAGTAGTTAACTTTGGTATGACAAACATGGAATTATTTAGTTTAGTAGCATCTTCTGAAAAACGTATCTTGATTGACTCAAGCCTACAACACGCTGCTGCTGCTTTACGATTACCATCTATAGTGTTTTGGATTGGAACAGCAGCCGAGAATTTCGGATACGAGATGCATACCAATATCAAGCCACTACCCCCTAAAGGCAATACAAAACTAATCGATGCCTATCTATTTGATGCTTCTTTTGAGGGAGTCCCTCATGAGTGCCCCTATTCAGATATCAACGAGATGTTCGATTTAAATAAGATCGATAAAGTTTTAAAAACCCTTTAATATTTATAAACATAACAATCAATCAACAATCATGGAAAAGAAAATTCTAACCGAAGAGGAAATTACCTCACTAAGAAATCTTAACGTTCAACAAAACAATATCCTAGCGGGGCTTGGCTCACTCGAGTACAGAATCACCCTACTAGAGAGCAACAAAGCAGCCCTTAAGGCTCAAATTGTTGAACTAGAGCAAGCTAGTGCTGATTTAGGAGCTCAATTAACCGAAAAATACGGAAATGGTGCTCTTGATCTAGAGACTGGCGAGATTACTGTGGAGTAATCTCTATCTGTTTTTAGGGTTATATTTAATTAGTTATGGTTTTTGGGGAAACCCTACATATTTATAATAAAATTAAAAATACAACTATAAAATGGCAGAAACTTTAATTTCACCTGGGGTATTAGCTAGAGAGAATGATAATTCATTTGTTACACAGCAACCCGTAACTGTTGGAGCCTCAATCATTGGCCCAACCGTAAAAGGCCCTGTAGAAATCCCTACAGTAGTTACTACTTATTCCGATTATCTAAATAGATTTGGTGGTACTTTTCTAAGTGGTGGTCAAGAATATAGCTACTTAACTTCAATTGCAGCATATAACTATTTTCAACAAGGAGGCCAAAGCTTAATAGTAGCTAGAGTAGTTTCAGGATCATTTGCTTCCGCTACTTCATTTGATGCTAATGCTTCTGGAACATTAGGTATAGCTAGTGGTTTAGGATTCACAACCGCTTCGGCTACATTAGGTATTACCCCATTTTCAGCTAGTTATGCTCTTGTAGGATCTAGTTCTTATAATGTAAACGGTATTAATTTTAATTTTACTGGTAGTGCTCAAGCTAATACAAGTACTCAAATTAATATTAATGCTTCTTCTTTTACTACCCCCACTACTTTTGCAGCCGGAGCTGTATTAGCTCTTAATAATAGTTCCTCAGTAGCGCTATACACCTCTTCTTTATCAGATATTTCAGCTTCAAATAGTGTAGCAACCCTTAACTTATTTGCAGAAACTGCAGGAGCTGCTGGTAATCTTTATTATTATACCTCAGCTAGTGTTGCTACATTCTTTACAGGTGGAACTAATACTGTATCATTTACTCTTAAAACTATCTCAGAAGGTACCATCATGAACAACTCAGGTTCACTGGGTACTAATGGTATTTTAAGCAGTGGTTCAGCCGATAACGTAAGATGGCAAATTTCTAACGTAAATACTGGTTCAGGTACATTTAGTTTATTAGTTAGACAAGGTGACGATACAACCACCGAACCCATTGTTTTAGAGACTTGGACCAACTTAACACTAGATCCAACTCAACCAAACTTTATTTCTAGAGTAATTGGTGATAGTGTTAGAGTATATGACGTCGCAGAAAACTATGTTGAAATAAACGGAAATTTCCCTAACCAATCTAGATATGTTTATGTAAGTGCAGTCAATTCCCCAACCCCCTATTACTTTGATAATAACGGAACTGCTAAAAGTGCATTTACCTCTTCTATACCAATTGTATCACAAGGTACTTTTACTGGTGCTACTGGTGATTTATTCTACGGTGGTGGAGCCAAATTTTATGAGGCTATCACAGGTACAACAAACCTACAAGGTATTGATGCTGCTGATTACGATGATATGATTGATCTAATGACTAACCAGGATGATTATCAATTCAACGTAATTACAATCCCAGGCTTAAACATTGCTGATAATGCATCTCAAAATACTGCTTTAGTAAATGTTGTTCAATCTAGAGGTGATGCTATTGCGGTATTAGATACTAGACCATATGGTGCTCAAATTTCCCAACCAACATTATCAGCTCAAACAATTAATAGTTCATACGCCGCAACATATTGGCCTTGGCTCCAAACAATTGATCCAGGAACTGGTCAACTCGTGTGGGTACCAGCCTCCACGATGATTCCGGCAGTATATGCGTTTAACGACAGTGTTTCTGAACCATGGTTCGCTCCGGCTGGTATTAACAGAGGTGGTTTAGATACCGTAGTAAGAGCGGAAAGAAAACTTTCACAAACAAATCGTAATGACTTGTATATAGGTAATGTAAACCCAATCGCTACATTCCCAGGTACTGGAGTTGTAGTATATGGACAAAAAACATTACAGAAAAAGTCATCTGCACTCGATCGTGTAAATGTACGTAGATTGTTAATTGCTCTTAAGTCTTACATTTCTCAGGTAGCTAATAATTTAGTGTTTGAACAAAACACAATTGCTACAAGAAACCAATTCTTAAGCCAAGTTAATCCTTATCTTGAATCAGTTCAACAACGTCAAGGTTTATACGCATTTAGAGTAATTATGGATGATTCCAATAATACTCCGGATGTAATCGATAGAAACCAGATGATTGGTCAGATTTATCTACAACCAACCAAGACAGCTGAATTCATTTACCTAGATTTCAACATTTTACCAACAGGAGCTACTTTCCCAGCATAAGAGTTGTAATTAACGATATTTATAATAAAATAAACAATATAGCAAAATGGCAGTATTAGATCCAAACGAAATATTTTTCACAGCGTTTGAACCCAAACAGGCGAACCGCTTTATCATGTATGTAGATGGTATTCCATCTTACACAATCAAAGCAATTTCAGCTGTTACTTTTGAACAAGGTGAAGTAGTACTTAACCACATCAACGTATACAGAAAGGTTAAAGGTAAAACTACCTGGTCAGATTTAACAATGAAATTGTTTGATCCAATCACACCTTCTGGAGCACAAGCTGTAATGGAGTGGATGCGTTTACACCATGAATCAGTAACAGGTAGAGATGGTTATTCAGATTTTTACAAGAAAGATTTAACTATCGATATATTAGGACCCGTAGGTGATATTGTTTCTGAATGGGTAATTAAAGGAGCATTTATTAAAAGTGGTAACTTTGGTGAGTATGATTGGGATACAGAAAACCAAGCTGTTAATATCGAATTATCAATTGGTATGGATTACTGTGTACTAAACTTCTAATAAAAGTTTACATAAAATTAAATTTAAGCTTGGCTATGCCAGGCTTTTTTTTTACCTTATAGTCTAATCTATAAAGGACAGGTTTTTTAACATCTAATACTACTCAAAAATATGGAAACAATATCATTTCTTTTAGGTGTGGCTGCTGTTATTACTGCTGTAATAGTTGTGGTTACGTTTATGAACTATGTGACAATCAAAAATCTCATTAAAGATATAAGAAATCTTGAACAGGTTGAACAAAGGTTATACGATCATTCTAACAATCTAGACCAAACCTTCAGGCAGGAACTAGAAACTATCTACCGTCATATCGACAGTAGGGTGGATAAGCTTGAAGAAAAAACAAAAGTAGAAATGAAATACATGACTGCTAAAGAAGAAGACATTCTTACTAACCAATCATACATCAAACAGGGCACAGTTTTAGATAAACTGATACAATCTCTTATTGTAACCAAAGTTGATTACAATGATTTAATTATAGGAGATAAAAATGCACTTATGGTTGCATCTCGTATTTTGGGTTATGGTAAAGATTATGATTTTGTCTATGACGGAGAATCATACGTTATAGATTTATCTCTTTTAGATAACAAATCTTTTGATGAATCTTTAATTACAGAAGGAGTAAATGAATTTACTTTCACTTTACCTAATTCAGGTAATTTAATAACTTTCAAAATCCTTACAACAAGCGATGATAAAAAAATCGATGCTGAATTAGCGGGTTTAAAGAAAATTAATAAAGACTCCTCCCCAGAATTATCTACTCGTTTAAAATATATCATTACCTCAATTAATGGTGATAGAGAGATTAAATCAATTCGTGAATTTGTGGATAATAATTTATTAGCTCGCGATTCA